TTATAAAGACGCGGGTGGTACAGTAGCGTAACTAAGTTGTCATAATTGCCTGATTTAATTGGCAAAATTCTCTAAGGTGAATATGAAAAATTCAGCAAAATCTGATAAAGAATTTATTGTTTTATGGAAAAAGTTAGGCTCACCCACCTTAGTAGGAAAAGAACTAGGTATAAACCCTAGAAGTGCGTTAACAAGGCGTAAGAATTTAGAAATACGTTACAACATAGAATTGCCTACTACTAATTCTCAACGTGACGAAAAAAAAGAAAAACCAAAAAAGATAGAGTTGGCAGCGCACAATGTCCGTAGAGGCATTGATGTCGATAAAGTTAAGCGTGTCATAGTGTTCTCAGACGCGCATTTTACCGATACGCCCACCACGGCGTTTAAAGCCCTCTTAAAGATGATTAAAACGCATAAGCCACAGGTGATCATCTGTAACGGCGACGCGTTCGATGGGCAGGTTTTAAGCCGTTTTCCAAGCATTAACTACGATCAAAAGCCTAACGTCCTACAAGAACTTAATGCTTGCCGTTATCATTTAGATGAAATCGTCAAAAATAAGCCCGCCGGATGCGAATTAGTATGGTGTCTTGGTAACCACGATATGCGCTACGAATCTTGGCTGGTTAATAAAGTGCCTGAATACAGTGGTGTTGATGGTTTTAGCCTTAAATACCACTTTCCTGAATGGAAAACGTGCTGGTCTTACTGGATTGGCGAAGAAACAATTATCAAACACCGACATAAAGGTGGTCGCAGCGCTGGCTATAGCAACTTATTAGCGGCGGGTAATACCAACATTATTACGGGCCATACCCACGTTTTAGCTATCCAACCCATTACAAATTACCAAGGAACCTATTGGGGTGTTCAAACAGGTTGTCTTGCCGATCCTATGTCACCTACGTTTGAATATTGCGAAGATGGCCCTAAAGACTGGCGTAGTGGGTTTGTCATGCTATCGTTTGACCAGGGCAGAATGTTAATGCCAGAGATGGTTATGGTATCCGATGAGCAAAATGGTGAATACGAATTTAGGGGTGAAATTTACAGCGTATGAAGTTAACGTCAGAGGTTGTTAAAAACCTATACGCCTCGCTGTATTGTTGCTATCCATTTACCAAATGGAAAATGCCGTTGCCTGAAGAAATTGATTTTGTAGTCACATCCGACCCTGAAACAATGGGTACGTATTTATATGATACGGGTGAAGATTATGAGCATACCGTTACTATTTCATCTGCCCGCTGCGGTCATTACTACACTGTCATAACCACGTTAGCGCATGAGATGGTACATATGAGCTTTCACCGGCAAGAAGGCGCCAAATGGACTCAGCATGGCAAACCTTTTAGAACCCGTTGCTTAATGGTAGCCGATGAACTAGGACTAGATGGGCTAGAGTTGTAATTTCATTTTTCTTGTGCCTTTCTTAGTATTGCTTTAGCAAATGCTGGTTCATTGTTCATTCGCAGTTCTTTCTTAATCGTTTAGTTTTATCTTCGTTATCGCTAAAGTATTTACATTCTTTACCTTCTCTTGGGCTGTTCACAAAGTAGGACTGGTACTCTGGTGTAGCTCTAGCAGTAAACCGATAGCACCTTTCACGCTTTTTACAGGTTTCATCACGACACATTGTTATATCAGCCATTAGTTCATCCCCGTAAGTCCATGTTGCGACTGTATTGTCTTAACATATTGCACTGCATCCCAAAATCCATTCTCATACTCTTCAGATTGAGTGCCTGTCATCGTAATATCTTCAGCCCAAACAACCATCTTGTTTAGATGTATCAGTTGCCTACGCTGGCTCTCAATGACTTCCTGAGCCTTCATGAGAATTACTTGAGCCGTACCCCACGGCAATTCTATGTTTTCTTGTAGGTACTCTTCAATATCGTTTAATACTTTTTCAGTCGTTAATCTCATTTCTCTTGTGCCTTTAATAATGTTTCTATTATTTTTCTAGCAAATACCATATCTTGTTCTGTTATTTTTTTAAACGGAAATAAAGAATACCAAATATGGCGAATTTCCTCATCGGTCATAAGTTACTATTTAGTAGCCATTAGATACAAGCCCACATTAGCGCCAGCATAGCAAGCGTAGCAAATACACATAGGCAAGTTACCTTTGATTCCTTGCTCAACGGCAATATACGCATAAATTACCCCAGTAACAATAATTAACCAACTACTCATTTGGCTCTATGTATTTTTCAAGTCGAACAATACGTTGTGTATCAAAACTGCATAACGTAGAGTAATACTCCGCATGGGTTTTGTTCTCTAAATAGCTGCGCTTGGCGCTCTCTAGCTCTTTAATCGCTAACGTTTTTGCTGATGGGGGGTTGACTAATAACATCCAAAATCTTTTTAAAGCGTTCATTTTCATTCCTTTTCGTGGTGCAATCTTGACAAAACCATTTGTAAGTCAGACCGCCAGGGTTATTTACTACGCTGCCAGTTACATTATTTTTGCGTTGTTGGCAGTTGTTGCAATTTCTTAGTGTCATCGTCCAAATATCGAATCATAAATAGGTGTCATAGATGATGGATTATAGACGGGCGCAAGCATTACTAAAGGTGCTACTGGCGCCATTACGGTGCCTACAGACTGTCCTTGTGGGCCATAAACGTAGATGGCGTTACCTGATTGCATAGCAGTTCCCATGCTTTGACCTTGTGGGCCGTAAAAGTATTGCGTACTACCTGATCGCTGAACTGTACCTAAACTTTCGCCTTGAGCGCCGTAAAGGTACGTTGTTTGAGCATTACAGCCCGTAATGGTAAATAAATAGCCTGCAATTACACCAGCTATAAAGATAAATATAGATTTCATTTCAATCTCCTTGCGATTTCTCGCTCTAAATACCATTTTGCTTTGCGTAAATCTTCAATGGCGTCATGCTTCTCATCTGCCCGCCAAATGTACTTAACAGCGTTGCCAAGGCAAAAACTCATGTGTTCGGTGATCTGGATACATTCCACCCCTGAAGCGTGGCTTGTGTAGTGTTTTGGATGGTTTACGGCATCATATTCGTTCATGGGTTCTTCGCTTCCTTCAAAAGTTCAATGCGCTCGCGTGATACACGTAATACGTTATAGCGTTGATGTAATCGTTGTAATACAGACGCCCGCTTTTCACCAAAACGTTCTTCTTCTAACATCCCCCAAACATCGGCTTCGTTCATGTTACAAAGCACATCATTTAACTGACGCCAACTTAACTTGCTCATGTTCAATTCTCCTTTCCAATTCAGTAATGGTTTTCCCTAACTTAATCACCGCACGTTCTGCGGCGTTATAAGTCCTATGCCGAATAATGCTTTCAGCTTTAGCGGCTTTTAGTTTTGCTTTTAGTAGCTGCAATCTTTTCATTTATAACTTTCTCTTGCTGTACGATTACTTGTACAAGTTCTCTAATAGTCCAAGCAATATTGGTATGCGGCGCATATTCGTCAATATCATTGGCTAGCTTTAACGCTTCTTCAATTAATGTCATTTCAATTCCTCAATTGCTATGTCTGAAATTGCCCGTTTATCTTTAAGGGCGTCCCAAATCCTTTGGTCAATCGTTTTATTGGTTAACAAAAGGTAAACCCATACATCATGCTTTTGACCGCTGCGATGCAGGCTGCCTACTGTTTGCTCGTACAACTCAAGGCTCCAAGGCAACGATACAAAAACCATCTTGCTACCGCCATGCTGAAGATTTAGTCCATGCCCGGCTGATTTAGGGTGAATCAATAGCAACTCAATCTTGCCGTCGTTCCAACGCTCAATTGCTCTAGGATCATTGATAGTCTGCGCGTTAGGATACCGACGCTTAAGTTCAGCTAATTCTTCAATGTAGTTGTAAACAATAATCGTGTTGGCGCGTTGATTCTCTTGTAGCAACTCATCTAATAAATCAAACTTGTGGTGCGAAAACCACAAAGGTGTTTGCGTTACGTTCATGCGCCCTGGCGTATTAGACGGCGTAGTTTCAGTCTGATAGATAAAGCCTGACGCCATCTGCTGTAGCTTTCCGGTCACAACGGCTGCGCTAACTGCCGTAATCTCTGTGTCTTTAAACTCAACAACGTAATCTTTCTTCATCTTTTCGTATGGGGCGCGGTCTGTTAGATCGCAACTTAACTCGACAACATGGCATGGCGGCAACGTATTGGCGTATTCGCCAGCTTCTAACACAAACGTAGCAGGCTTGATCTTTTCCATAACTTTTCCTAATGAACCTACACGAGGCTCCCACTCGCCAAAGTCTTTATTGACCAAGACGAAATACTGTTGCATAAACGCGCCTTTGGCACGCCCTAATAGATTTTGGTCAACAATCTTGCATTGACCAAAGACGTCCTCTAAGCCATTGCTAGTAAAGCTACCGGTCAAGCCCCAACGAATCTTGAATGGCGTTAGCACTTTAGATAACGCTTTAAATCGTGCGCCTGATGGGTTCTTTAGCCGTGTTAGTTCGTCAAATACGATGCCATCAAAATCTAAAAATTGTTCTGATAGCCATTGCAAACTGTCGTAGTTCACTACTACTACGTTGGTTTTACTACGCAGCGCTTTAAGACGTTGAGCAGGTGTACCTACAGCAACACTTAGGGTTAACCCTGTAGCCCACTTGGGTTGTTCTACAGGCCATACATCCGTACAAACGCGTTTAGGGGCGAGAACAAGCCAACGCTTGACTAGCCCCTGCTTAATGGCGTCTTGCATCGCTGTAAGCGTTATAGCGGTTTTGCCAGCACCTACAGGCGCTAGGATCATGGCTCTGTCTTTCTCAAACAAGAAGTCAGCAGCCGTATCTTGATATGGGCGCAGCTTCATGCTTTGCCCCATTGATCTGCCATAGCGTTAGCAATACCTTGAAACGTCTGGCTACGGATTTTCCATCTATCTTCAGACGGCGGTAAATAATGAAGGCGCATACGCTCTTTTTCTGGCAAAACCATTGTTTCGTCTTTTATATTGTTTGTTGCTGATAATTTAGGTAATCCTTTAAGCCATAAACAGGTTGCTTTAGTTTCCTTATGCCCAAACATATACGGCTGAACAATCTGATCCGGCTTTCTAAATAAGCTAGACATGATGCAAACAGGGTTTTCAACGGCAATCTTAGGAATGTCAGCTTTTATTAACCGCATAAAAAAAGCAATACTGGCGGCTTGTCTACCATCCATGCGTTTGTCTTTAAACCATGCCGCGCCGGATACCGCCAAATCAGTACAAGGTGGGTGAGCAATCATTAAATCCCATTGAGCGTCTAAAACATCAAAAATGTTGCCTTGGTAATGCGGGCCTGGCTTTTCTGTAGGTAATAAGTCACAACTCATAGCGTCATGCCCCCCCCCCTATAAAAGCATCCCTTACAACACCAGAGTATTCACAAGCAATAAGTACCCTCATACGTTAGCCATCCAAGTGTCGATATGGTCTTTAGTCCATAAGCAAGCGTAGTTTTGGTTAAGCTGTTTAAGATTGCGGGCATGAATGCCTTGCAACGCAGATAACTTGCCCCCTGTTGTTTTTAGCTCAACAAACCACGTCTGCCCACTAGGTAGGCAAGCGATGCGGTCAGCTACGCCGCGCTGGTTGGGTGATCTAAACTTGTAAGTAATTCCCCCAAGGGACATTACAGCCCAGACGAAGTATTTTTCAATTTCGGTTTCTTTTGTCATGTGGCAAATATATCACAGTAAAAAAGTTTTGCACAACATTTATTTTTGTGATACAGTGGAATCTCAGTCAACTAAAGTAAAGGAAACAAAATGAACGCACCTGTCTTACAT